TTCGGTGCGGAGGGTGTGTTCACTGGCCCGGAAATCTGGGTGAGTGGCCTGTGGGTTCCGGAGCGGCTGTTCCGCGACGCGGAGAGCGGGGTGCTGCTCGCCTTTGCCCCTGGCGATCTGTTTGCCGATGCGGGTCTGACCGCGCCGGTTGCGGCGCCCGGCGATCCTGTCGGCGGCGTGGTGGATCTGAGTGGCAACGGCAATCATGCCACCCAGGACATTTTGGCGGCGCGCCCGATCTATGGCATCGTGCCGGAGACAGGGCGGCGGAACATGCTGACCTATTCGGCAGACCTGACCATTAATCCGCCGTGGAGCAGAAACGGCGCTGTTGTGACTACTCCGAGCACCGCTGTCTTTTCGGCTGCTTTGCAGGCGTTGTTTCAAGGCTTCAACACCGAGACCAATCCGCAAGGTATGACGGCCACGTTCTCGGTCACATTGTCGGGCACAGGCGAGATCTACATCGGCGTCGCGCGAAAGGGATCGGGTCCCTACGAAGAGACAAAGATAAAGGTGTCGCTCGGCCTCACGCCGGTTCGGTATTCTGTCAGTCACACGATGGCAGACGCTGCGCAGACTGGTTTCCTGTGCTTTTTGGGCTCAGGGGCAGACATTTCGTCGGCAGAGGTGGTGGTTGCCGAACCACAGCTCGAACTCGGCTCCACATCCACTGCCTATCAGCGTGTCGGCTCGCAGTATGACGTGACCGAGGCCGGTGTGCGGTCGCTTCCGTATCTCTACCGCGACGGCGTGGACGACGAGCTGGCGGCGGTGCTTCCCTATCTCGGGACTGATGCAACCGTGGCGTGGGCGAGCGACCAAGGCGTGACGATCCAGACCGGGCAAACCATCGGTGCCGGTGCGTTCGACGTGCTGCGCGACGAGAAGCTGTTTGGGCTGGTGGCGATCGACCGCCCGCTCGATGGGCTGGAGGCCGAGCAACTAGCGGCCTGGCTCGCGCGGCGGGCGCCAATCAACAAAGAGGAGTGAGGGCATGGTGAACATCGCCACAGTGAACTACCTGCCGGTGGAAACCGGCGCGGGGGCCGTCTGGCCGGATGATATCGTGCGGCTCGAAGATGGCTGGTGGCCGACCGGCGGCGTGGTTGACCCTGAAAACGACAGCGGGCTGATGAACTGGCAGGCCCTCCAGCTTGGCCAGCGCACCGAGTGGATCCGCCATCAGCTCGGCGGCATCGGGGGCATCGCACAGAGCGCGCTCGACATCGACGCGATCTCCGCAACGGGCCAAGCCGAGCTGGTCTCGGCCGCACCGGGCAACCCGGCACCGGGCTTTGCGGGGGCACTCGTTCACACCGAGGGCACTGGCGGGCGGGCGCGCCAGCTCGTGCTGTCGGACAACGGCCGCGTCTATTCTCGGCTGCGCACCGACACCGCCCCGACCTGGACCGCCTGGCGACGGGTCTGGGACGACGGCGATGCGGTCTCCGGCGCCGGCTATGAAATCCTGCCGAGCGGCAGGATTATCCAATTCGGGTTCGGGACGGCTAATGGTTCATGGGTGGCGTTCCCGATTGCATTCCCGAACGCGGTTCTGGGCATCACGTTTGGCGACCAAAACGGCAACTCGGTGGCAAACAACGCTCATCACATCGGCTACCGCAGTCAAACAGCTGCCGGGATGTATGTGGACAGTTTCAAGTACGACGGCACCGCCGGACCCTCGCAATGCTCGTACATCGTGATCGGCTACTGAGGGAGGGGACGAGATGAAATTCGCACACTTCGACGCCGAAACCGGCTTAATCATCGGCTTCTACGATCCGGCGATCCACGAGGCTATCCCCGAGCCGCACGCCGAGATCGACGAGGATGCCTGGCGAGGGCACCTTGCCGGTGAGGTCCGCGTAGCGGTGGATCCGGACACGGGCGCGCTCGTTGCGCATGTGCCGCCCGAGCCGACGCCTGAGGAAATCGCAACGCGTCGCCTTTCGGCCGCAAAGACGGAGTGCCGCCGCCGCATCTACACCGCCGCCTCAGCCGAGACGCAGATGAACATGGCAACGGCGGCGGCGGTGACCTCCGCAAAGCCCGTGAACGAGCGTAGCGACGACGAGGTTGCGCTGCTCGCGGGCGTTGCCGCCGCGCTCGGCTGGGTCGAGGCGATGCGCGCGCAATGTCCCGCCCTCGCCGAAGACCCCGACGCCGACATCACCGCCGATGCGTCCTGGCCCCCGGTGCCGCCCGAGGCCGCTGCCGTGGCGGCGATGTTCTGAAACCATGAGCGCCGGGGGACCGGCATACGCAGGAGATCAACATGACTGCTCCGACTTTCGGAATCACCATCAACGAAGTCTCGTCCGGCGCGCTTCCGGCGCAGGTCGGCGACTTCTCCACCCTTGGCATGATCGTGACAGCGCCCGACGCCGACGCGACTGCCTTTCCTCTCAATACGCCCGTGCTGGTCAATTCGAACGATACGGCTCTGGTCGACAAGCTCGGTGAAACCGGCTCGGTGGCCGGGCAATTCGATTTGGTCAACGACCATTCCGGGCGCTGGTCCACCAACGTGATCGTGGTGCGCGTTGACGCTGGCGTCGACGATGACGCGACGATGGCCAACATCATCGCCGCGATGGATCACGTCGAGGGCGCGGCGGAGATCGTCGGGGTATCGCCCCGCCTGATCTGCATCCCGGGCTACACGCACCAGCAGGTAAGCTCGAACGTGGCGAACCCGGTTGTGGCGGCCCTCGGCGGTACGCTGGACCGGCTGGAAGCCATTGCTTTCGTCACTGGCCCAACGGCGAGCTACCAAGCATGGCTCGACTGGCGCGAGACCATTGCGCACGCCCGGATTGCCCCGATTGCGGTTGGGGTCAAAGCTGGCTCCCCGGCTGTCACCTACGACGCCGCCCCTGCTATCGCCGCGATGTGGGCGCAGGAGGACAACAAGAACGGCGGCCGCCCGTTCCGTTCGGCCGCGAACCGCCCGATGAACATCGTGGCACCGGGGCGCGATATCCGCTTCAACATCATCGACGGGGCGGTCGAGGGGCAGATGATCCTCGCGCAGAACGGCCATATCGTGGTGCGCGGCGCGGCGGGGGCCATCGGGGCGATCTCGGAGGCCGGGTTCATCTACATCGGCACCGAAACCTGCTCGACCGATCCGATCTACCAGTTTGTCAACGTCAGGCGCGGGCGGGACTACATCCATGACGCCTACCTGCGCACGTTGCGGACTTTTCTCGGGCGGCGCGTGGTGAACCAGGGCACGGTGGAGGATGTGAAGGCGACGATCAGCAACTTCCTCGCCTCGCTGCAGGCCACTGGCGACATCCTCGGCTACGAAGTGTCGTTCGACCGCAACCTCAACCCCGTGGCGCAGCTCGCCCAGGGCCGGATCACCGTGACGGCGGCGGCCGAGGAGGCGCCCGTGCTCGTCCACATCACCATCGACAGCGAGCGGCTGCCCTCGGCGTTCGACGACCTCGCGTCGGCCCTGCAGTAAGGAGAAACGACCATGACCATTTTCGTGCAGGAAGCCGCCACGCTGTTCGTTGGCGACCACGATCCGATCAACTCGAAGCACCTGACGCTGAAGAACCACCGGCTGCCGACGCTTGGGGAAGGGTATGAAGACCATACCCCGGGCGGCGGCTATGTCGGGATCGAGGTGGGCACCGGCAAGATCAACAAGCTGGAAAGCTCGTTCGGGCTCAACGGCGAAGACCCGCGCCTTCTGTCGCAGTTCGGGTTCGGGTCGCGCAAGCCGCTGCAATTTTTCTCCTACGGCGTGATCCGCGACCTGCGGACAGGCGAGGCGCTGGAGGGGCGGGCAACGCTTGTCGGCTACCTCGGCTCCATCGAACCCGACGAGTACAGCCCCGGCGCGGCCAAGGGCGGCAGTTACGGGATCAAGGGGATCACCAGCTACGAGCTGAGTTTCGACGGGGACGAGAAGTTCTTCTTCGACTTCTGGACGAACACGGTTCGTATCGACGGGGCCAACGTGCGGCAGGCGGAAAACAGCATCCTGCGGCTTGGATGAGCCCGATAATCGAGGAAATCAGAGAGGGGGCTTCGGCCCCCTCTTTCGTCTGAAAGGAATCCCCCAATGGCTGATTGGCCGACACAAAAATACCGCCTGCAATACCCCGTGACCGTTGGCGGCACGTCTTACGCATTCGTCACGATCCGGGCGCTCAACGGCCGGGCGCTCGCTGCGCTGGATCGGCTCCTCACGCCGATCATCGAGGCGAACAAGGGCCGGGTGATCAACGAAGCGAACCCGCCGGAGATCACCGTCGAGCAGGCGCTGGACATGCTCAAGCTGACGCTCGCCGAGCCGCCCGAGGTGGTCGATGAGCTGCACATGGACGATATCGCTGCGCTGGACGAGGTGGCCGGCCCTTTCTTGGAAGCCGCCACTTCGCAGATCGGCAAGACCTCATCGAATGGTGGCGAGCCCAAGGCGACGTGATCGTAGCTGAGGTGGCGGGGGTGCTGCACACGCCAATTGGTGACTGCCTGGATATGCCACTGGATTACCTCGCAAGGATGTGGGCGCAGGCGCGCCGGATCAAGGAAGGGCAAGCCCGATGAGCAAGACGCTGACCTCCTCGCTGGTTGTGAAGCTGATCGACCAGGTTTCCGGCCCGGCGCGGAAGATCGGGCAGAGCCTCACCGGGATCTCGGAGATCGGGCAGGGCGGCAAGACTGACTTCGCGTCGCGGCTTGCCACCAGCATCGCGGCAAACGAGCGCGCGCTTAGCCGTGCCCGGATGGGTATGGTGGACGCGGCGGCGGGGTTCTACGCGATCCGCGCGGCGATCCGAGCGCCGGTGCAGGCGGCAGCGGAGTTCGAGTCTGCGATGGCGGACGTGCGCAAGGTGGTCGACGATTTCGAAGACCCGGTGCTGTTCGACAAGTTCAAAGCGGACTTGAAGGCTATGAGCCTGGAAATCCCGTTGGCGATCAACGATCTGGCGGCGATTGCGGCGGCGGCTGGCGAGGCCGGTTTTGCCGGGCAAGACCTGCTCAAGGTGACCGAGGCGGCCGCGAAGATCGGCGTGGCGTTCGGCATTTCGGCGGATCAGGCCGGGGATGCGCTCCCGCAGCTTATGAACAGCATGGGCCTCACGCTGGATCAGGCGATCCTGCTGGCCGATGCGATGAACCATCTCTCGAACAACATGGCCTCGGGCGCGCCTGACATTCTCGCCTTCTCGCAAAAGGTGGGTGGTGCCGCGATAACATTTGGTTTCTCGGCAGAACAGGCTGCGGCATTTGGGTCGGCGATGATTGCCACCGGCTACGCCTCGGATGTTGCCGGTACATCCTTCCTCAACATGGGCAAGGCGCTCACCCGTGGCGAAAGCGCGACAACCCGTCAGAGAAAGGCGATGAAGGCTCTTGGCCTCGATGCTGTCGAAGTCGCTGAGGCGATGCAGGAAGACGCCGTCGGGACCACACTCAAGGTGATCGAGGCGTTGAAAGGCCTCCCGGACGCGCAGCGTGCAGCGATGATGTCTGACCTGTTCGGCGATGAGGCGCGCGCGCTGGCCGGGCTGGTGGTCAACACTGATGTGCTGCGGCAGTCCCTTGGCTTCGTGGGCGACGAGGCTGACTATGCGGGTTCCGCGTTCGAAGAGTTCGGCGTGCGGTCGCAGACCTACGAGGCCAATGTCCAGCGTTTCGACAATGCGCTGACCAACCTCAAGATCAGCATTGGTAACGCGCTTCTCCCGGCGTTGACCGATCTGATGGAGGCGATCACCCCGGCCATTCAGGGGATGACAGAGTTCGCCGATGCGCACCCGGACCTGATTTCGAATGTTGCGAAAGCGGCGGCGGGCATCGTGGCGTTCAAGGCAGGTGTCGCCACGTTAAAATACCTCGGCCTTATGGGGCGGGGGACCGCGCTTTCTGCCCTGTCGCTGCTGTCCACGGGGATCGTCGGAGTCGGTAATGCGGCCACGACCGAAGCCGGGCGTGTAGAGGTCGCGTCGAACAGGATCGTGCAATCGCTCATGAGCGCTCGCGTTAAGGCGCTCGGGTTCGCGGGTCTGGCGGCCTACATGATGACGCAGGTTCCGAGCGACCCGGATGAGGCAAGCAAATGGCGGGCCGGGAACCGAGAACGGCTCGAAAGGAATCTGCGCAAGCTCCCGGGGATTGGCGGGCTGATGAACGCCTACGATTCAGCCTACGAGCGCGTGCAAGGTGAGCCGGCTCCGGAACCTGTCGATCTGATTGACGCAAGACGTCCAGGGACCGTCGAGCCTGTCCCGGAGAGCCTGCCCGCCGATGTGGCGAAAGCCATGGAACTGGTTCAGTCCTATCGCGCGAACGGCAACGTGCCGACGGAACAGATGCGGGCGGAATTGGGCGAGTATGCCGGAAGCCTGCGAACCGAGATTGCCGACCTGCAGGCGCAGATCGAAAGCATTGCGGACGGCCCCCTAGGCGAGACGTTGGCAGCACCCATGCGGCAGGAGCTGCAATCGCGGCAAGCCGAGCTGGCGGAAATCGAGCAGCAGCTGGCCGCGGCCGAACAGGCGGCCGCCGAGCTTGGCGAAGCACTTGCCCTGATCGGTGGGCTGGACGTCGCCCCGCAGATCAACACGGAATCGCTCGACCGCGCCGTTCAACAGGCTCTGACGCTGGATCGCACGCTTCGCGGCCTCCCCTCGTCGGCGGGTGGCGGCGGTGCCGCGGCCAAACCACGGGGCCGCGCTTCGGGTGGATCCGTGCGGGCCGGGTCGCCCTACCTTGTCGGTGAGGAAGGCCCGGAACTGGTCGAGTTCGGCCGGTCCGGCTGGGTTCAAACCGCGCGCCGGACGCGCGAGATCGTCGCGGGGGTGTCGAGTGCTAGGCCGGGGTTCAGCGGACCCGCCCCAAGCGCGCCATCCGTCTCCATCGGCGGGATCACTGTTCACATCGCTTCCGCAGACAACGCCGATGACGTGGCGAGGCGGATCGGGGATGCCCTGCGCGACGAGCTGGCGGGTCTGCATATCCAGGGGGCTTTCTGATGCTCTACCAGATCGGTGCGCTGAAAATCGACGTGACCCCGTTCAACGCGCACGGGGTCACGATCTCCCGGCAGACGGACTATGTGCCGAAGCCGGTCGTGGGGGCGGAGCAGCCGCTCGAATATGTCGGCGAGGGGGCCAATACCATGCGCCTCTCCGGCACGCTCTGGCCTGAGCGGATCGGCGGCATGGGGCAGCTCAGCCGCCTTCAATCCATGCGCGCCAGCGGGTCGCCACAGTTCGTGATGCGTGGCGACGGCACGCCGCTTGGCTGGTGGGCGATCCTCGACGTGAAGGAGGACCATCGCCACTTGGGGCCAAACGGGGTCGGCAACAGGATCGACCTGACCATCAACATGCGGCGTGCGGGGCGGCCCTCGGGCTTCGGCCTGCTCGCCTTTATCCTGGGGATGTTTGCATGACGGAAGGGGTCGACCGCGTGACGGTGCGCCGTGATGGGCTGACGGTCGCGGCGTTGCTTTGGCAGATCGAAGCCGCGCCAACGGCGGGCCGGGTGGAGCGGGTGCTCGATCTAAACCCCGGGCTTGCGGGAAACCTCACGATTCCGGTCGGGACGGTGGTTCTCGTGCCCCGTCGCGCCGGGCCCGAGGAACCCGTCGATGTGATCAGTCTTTGGGGGTGAATGATGCGAAACCAGGCGCAGGTGATTGTGTCGCTGGCCGGGGCGCCGCTATCGGGGCTGGTCTATGGCATGATCGAGAGCGTGACGATCTCCGACAAGGCCGGCACCTCAACCGATACGGCGACCATCGTGTTCAACGACGCAACCGGGATGCTGCAAATGCCAGAAACAGGCAGCGCGGCGGCGGTAGCCCTCGGCAAGCCAATTCCCGCCCCCCTGTTTTCGGGAACGGTTGAGAAGGTCACGAGCGAGGGCGGGCGTAACGGGCGCCGGCTCACAGTCACCTGCCGGGGCGTCGATGTTGCCTCGAAGGTGCGTGAACCGCAGCGGCGACATTTCGACGACATGTCCGTGGAAGAAATACTGAAAGAGGCAGGCGGTGCAGTCGGGGTCACGCGGTTCCTGATATCGGAAAAGTTCAAGTCCATGGTCCGTGACTACGAGGCGATGGACAACGAGGATCTGATCACCTTCGGCGAACGGCTCGCCAAGGAGGTGGGGGCCACGTTCAAATTCCGCGACGACACGTTGGTGTTTGCCGAGCGCGGGAGCGGGCTCTCTCCGAGTGGTCAGCCCTTGCCGGTGGCGCTCGCGGCGCGCGGCATGAACCTGCACACATGGAGCGTTTCTCCCCGCTCCAGCCGCCCCCGATACAAGCTGATTGAGGTGAGGTGGTTCGACCGCGCCGCCGCCGAGTGGAAGAAGGTCGAGCGCGAGGTCGAGATCGAGGGCGCCACGACCACCGGGGTAGGGATTTGGGAGGCGGCGAACGAGCAGCTTGCCGACCAACGCGCCGATGCCCTCAAGGCCGAGATGGAGCGCGATCTGGGCGAGGGCACTGTGGTGACAGAGCTCACGCCCTTCGCGCAGCCCGAAGGCTCGCTCCTGCTGATCGGGGCCAAAGGCGGGATCGACGGCCTCTATCGCGTCGATGTTGTCACCCACGAATACAACCGCAGCGGCGCGTCCAGAACCACGATTCGGGTCAAGGAAAAGCTGATCTAGGAGGCCTATATGGCGTTGAAAGACATTGGCCTTGAGGTGGCGTCAACGGCTGTCACCTCGGGCAAGAGCTACCTCGTGGCCGGCGTGGTCGGCCTCGGGGTCGAGGAGGCCACCGGTTATCCCGGCGTGGTCTGGGCGGCGATGCTCATCGGGGCCTTTGTGTTCCGCGAGCACCCGGAGGGGGCACTGAGCCGGGCAGGCGTGCGCCATACGTTGTTCCGTGGGGTGTCTGCGGTTGCCGTGGCATGGGCTGGAACCGGGGCGCTGGCGGAGTGGCTGGGGCTGACCTCGGAGGCGTTCATGATCGCCATCGCCGCCTTCCTTGCGGGCACCAGCGAGATGATCATCGAGCACATCCGCCACCCGGAGAAGCTCGTCGCGCTCGGCCAGCTCAGCAGGCGGGGGCGGCGCAGGGCCGACGACAGGATCGACGGAGGCTTCGATGGGGAATGATCGGGTCCACACCGTTCTACGCATCCGCGCCTTACTGCTGTGGCTCCTGTTCCTGTTCCTGGTCGGCGCGGCACTGAGCCACGACAACGAATCGACGAGGCCCGAGGCGGCCTCCACGGCGTTCACAAACACACACTGACGGAGACAAGACGATGAGCGTTCTTCTCGCACAGTGGGCTCTTTCGGCGCGCGGGTTCGATCCCGGCCAGATCGACGGAATCATGGGACGCAAGACGGCGGCGGCCGTCCGGGCGTTTCAAGGCAAGCATGGCCTGTCGGTCACCGGGGTGCTCGACCGCGCGACCCTATCGGCGCTTCTCGGCAATCGCGCGCCGATGGTCACGCCTCTGCCGTGGATCGAGGAGGCCAAGCGGGTGATGGGGATGCATGAGCTGCGCGACAAGCCCCGGCTGATGGCCTGGCTGCGCTCGGACGGGGCGACGCTGGGTGATCCGGCGCAGCACCCCTGGTGCGGCGACTTCGTGCAAACGGCCATCGCGCTCGGCCTGCCCGATGAGCCGATCCCGGCCAACCCCTACGGCTCGATCAACTGGCTGAAGTTCGGGCGTGCGACCGAACCGCAGTTTGGCGCTGTGCTGGTGTTCTGGCGCGGAACGCCGGGCGGCTGGCAGGGGCACGTGGGGTTTTACCTCGCAGAGGATGCAACGCACTACCTGGTGCTCGGCGGCAACCAGTCCAACGCGGTGACCGAGGCGCGGATTGCCAAGGGCCGCCTGCGCCCGGGTGGCGCGCGCTGGCCCTCGACGTTTGCCGACCCGAAACAGGGCGCGACCCGGCGGCGGATTGACGGCGTGGCCGCCACGACGAACGAGGCCTGACGTGACCGCGCTCCCCCTGATCTGGCGGCTGCTCACCTCGCGCCTCGGGCTGGTCTCGCTGGCGCTCCTTGCCGCCTTCGCCGCGCACCAGATCGACAAGCGGCTGGCCGTGGCCGAGGCGCGCCGGGCTGGCGTTGACGCCTGCGAGGCGGCTCACCGCGAGGCCGTTGAAGCGCTCAACCGCCAGATCGAGGTGCTGGCAGACCAGGCGAACGCCGCCGCCGTCGATCTGGTGATCGCCATGCAGGAGCGCGCGGAAATCGAAAGGATGCTCGAAGATGAAGCCCGTCACGACCCTGATCTCGGCGCTCTTGGCCCTGACCGCCTGCGCCGCCTCGGCACCATCCGCTGAGGCCATCCGCCTGCCGCCCCCCGATGCGGCGCTGACGGCCAACTGCGCCGACCCGCGACCGATCCCCGCAGACGCCACCGCCGCCGCCCAGGAGGCCCTCTGGCGGGCCGACAGGATCAATCTCGCCAACTGCCGCGATCAGCATCGCGGGCTGGTGGAGTGGGCGCGGGGCGTGGTGGCGGCGCTAAACCTTGACCGCTGATGCGCGCCGGGCGAGAATCGATTATGCGCCACGCAAGGCAGACGATGGGAGCGACACAATGGGGATCACCAAGACCACCGGGGAACGGCTGGATATTTCGTCCGAAACCGAGATCGAGGTCCTGATCATTCACGGCGGTTCTGGTGGTCGCCCGGACGGCGCTGGCGGTGACGGCGGCTTTGGGGTGGTGCAGGAGAGGCTCACGTTGCCCGCGGGGCAATGGCAGGTGCGCTTTGGGACTGGCGGATCTGGTGGATCGCGCTGGCCTGTCGTCTGATCCTGATCCGGCCCGAGACTCAGCGCCCGCACCAGGCAGCGCTGTAGCCGGGCGTCCAGACCACGGCCAGCCCCTCTTCGAGTAGCACCTGCCCGGCGGTGCGGCCGTCGGCGAGGCGGAGCCTGACGAGCGGCCTGCCATATCGGTCGCGCTCGCCGCTGTCTTCGACAGTGAGGCCCGGCGTGGCCACCAGTTCGGCCAGCCGCGCCGCCGCGATCACGCCCATCTGGTGCTCCTCGGGGCATTCGGCGTGCGGGCTGAGCTCAGGCGTATCGACGCCCGACACGTAGGGTGCCCCATCGCCGATGATCCGCATCAGCTCGCCGTCGCAGCGCACGGTATCGCCGTCGTGAACGGTGAGCAGGGCGCAGGCGATCAGGGCGGAGGGCGTCATGGGGCGCAGGATACAGCGGCGACGCTCATGATGCCAGAGTCGCGCGATTACTGTTAGGCGCCGCTGAAAAGTGCCCCACGCCCCGCCAACAATGGGGCACATTGCATAAAATATCGTGGAAAATCAAACCGCTGAAAATTGCATGGTAGGCCCGGAGGGAGTTCAATAAATCTCGTAACCTATTGAAGTCATTAGCCCATGTGCCCCACGATCATCGTTTCATGCCGTTATTGATTTCAAACGGTTACGAGCAAAGTGCCCCACGATCACCATTCGATTTTGGCCAGCTTCTGCATCGCGTCCATCGCCAGTCGATCCCGGTTCACGCTGGCGGTGTAGACCTCGCTCGTCTTGGCCTGGGAGTGGCCGAGCACGCTCATGATGCCGTATTGGGTCACGCCCTCGAGCGCGAGCAGTTCCCCAGCCGCTTTTCGGATGCCATGCGGCGTGCGCCCGGACAGACCGGCCTCGGTCGCCCGGTCGCGGAACCAGTTGCCGAAGGCTGCCGCTGAGGCAAAAGGCTTTCCCCAGCCGTTGAGCAAGTAGGTCTCGCCTACCAGTTTCTGCGCGCGTATCGCCCGCGCCAGAGGCGGCAGGACCGGGACAGATACCGGCGGCGAGCCTTTCTTGGCGGGTTGCCACGATAGCCACAATAGCCCGTCGCGGCGGCTCTCGTTGGCCCGTCCGAGGCGATACACGTCAGAAACCCGGCAGGCCGTGAACATGAACAGCGTGAGCGCGAGGTGAGCCATGCCGTCAGGGTGGCGCTCGCGGAACCGGCGCAGATCGTCTACCGACCACGGCACCGCGCCCTTGTTGCGGTTCAGGCGCGATACGTTCGCAGCGGGGTTCGCGGTGACGTGTCCCCTGTATATCGCCCATGCGTAAAGCGCCTTGATCGCCTTCACGCTGTTGTCGGCCGCGCCTGGCGTGGCCTGCATCGTGTCTCGGTGCTCGATGACGGCCTTGCGCGGCATCGCCATGTGCTTTTGCCCGTAGGTTTCGCCAACGCGCCGCAGGTAGGCCATGCGCTGCTTGTGGGTGCCTGGGTGCAGGTGGCCCGCCTTCACCGCCTCGGCCATTGCCTTGTCGAACTGATGAATGAGCCACGCGACCGACTGCGGGATGTGATCCGGTTCCTGTTCCGGCTCGGGCTTGATTCCGCGCCGGGCGGAATCGTATTGCGCGAGGAAGCCCGGTTCACCCGGCCCGGCGGCAATGGTAATCTTGCGCGCCTTCTGCCCGGCCACGCGAACCCGCCAGCGTATTGTTCCGCTTGGGAGGGTCTCGCGGAAGAGGCCGGGAAGGTGGGCGCGCATGTCTATTCCCATTGCTCGGGCTTTCGCTCGGCAGGTTGCGCGGGTTCGTCCGGCTTTGGCAAGATCCTGATTGCGCCGTCCGGGCGCACCTCGACCGCGCCGATCTCGAAACCAGCCTGCACCGCGCCGCGGATGGCGCGGGCGACTTCGGCTTGAGTGACGCGGGCGGCGGGCATTGGTCAGTCCTCCTGCGCCGGAATGAGCCCGTCGCAATCGTCACCGCCGGGAAACATGCTGAACGTTTGCCAGCCGCCCGGTCGGCCCGGAGCGAGGGCGCGCTTGCAACGGTCACGAAGCGGGCATTTCCCGTTCCCGCATCGGGAATAATCGTAGGGGAGAGTGACGCTCACCGTGACGCCTCCTGCGCCGCCGCCAACTGCGATCTCAGCGCTTGAACCATCTCGGTCTGGATCAATAGCGCATGACGAAGGCGATCCACCTCAGCCCGCAACTCCGCCACCTCCGGGCCGTCCACAACCTGAAAGGTTCCTTTCGGCATCGCGGCTTGTCCAGCGGCCATGCCTCGGATGTAGGATTCTTCCACCTCAGCCTCGGCGGCTTCGGCGCGGATTTTCAGTCGGCGCATTTCCATTTGCCGCCGCATGACGTTTGACCCTCCTGCTTTCGCGTGAGCCTGTGCCATTTCTGCATAGGCCTCGGCCGCAGCCCGCAGGTGGGCGTTTTCGGATACCAGTTCTTCTATGAGGTCTGCAGCTTCGGCCATGTCTGCCGGGATTTGCCCGCCGACCCATCCGCGAGTGTCACGCAGCCGTTTTACCAGGTCAGTCATGGCATTCATCCTGCGCGGCGGCCCAAGCCGCGTTCAGGGCTACGCTCGCCCCGCTGTCGCTTTCCTCGATCAGGTCATTGTCTCGCAGGGCTTTCCACGCGCTGTTCCAATTGCCGCCGGCCATTGCGAGCCCGTAATGTGCCGCGATATCGGTCTTCGTCGTCACCCGCTCTCGTCGGATGTAGCCGAGGAAATCGCCAGCACGTTTGGGCAGTATCGTCTGCCATCGGTCGAGCATCTCATCCAATGTCGGCGGCGTTGGCGCCTGAGATGATGGGGCCGCGATCTGCACCAGGCCGTTGGTCTCGATCACCTTCCCATTGTCCCTGAGCCACTTCCGAGCGGCGTTGAAGTTCCCGCCGCGCGCCTTGATCCCGAGATAGCCGCACAGGACGGGCCATGACATCCTGATCGGCGGGTCCGTATCGAGCACCTCAATCATGCGACGGGCTGCGCTCGGTGCGCCGGTGGCCGGCGATCTGCGTGTCACGGCCGACGGCGGTGTCGGTGCCACCTTGCGCGGCTCCGGCTTGGCGGCGGGCCGGATCAGACCGGCCTCGATACGGTCTATCGCGTCACGCATCTGGCGCATGATCGCGTCTTGGGCGTCCTTGCCGCCCTGCCAATAACCCTCTTCCCGGCCGCGCTGGTAACCGCGCGCGTCGGCCGACTTGATCTCGTTGGCATTTGCCGCCCTCCCGGTTGGAGTGGTGGCTGGTTCATCGACCTCCGCCAGCGCCTCCGTGAACCCGGTAAGGTCCACGCGAGCCAGCACGGTCGGCTCGATCCGCCGGTCGCCCGCCATCGGCGTGGCCGATGTGTCGAGCGTCGTGATCGGCGGGAAGCGCACCCGGTCGAGGATGTCGTAAT